GGGCGGAAATAGAGCCAATAGTTTTGTGCAATCAAGTTGCGAATGGGGGTTTGGCCAAAAGCAGTACGATCAGCGTCAATGGCACCAACGCCGCCAGCACCAAGCAACAAGAGCATTTGCACATACTGGCTGCTGCCAAAGCTTTTCACTGACGACCAGAGCAACGAAGTGGCCACTCTCACGCCGCCATTGGGGTTGGCAATGGTGTTTGTGTAAATGAGAGTAACAGGATCTCCGTATGCAGCGAGGTCTTGAGCTGTATTGAACCCAAAGCGAGGTGCAAAAATATCATCTCGCGTTTGTTGGCGCTGTCCTTGGGGAGTGATTGATGGAGCCTGAGGCTTTGGCATCAAAAAGATTGACGCCACTTGCGCCAACATGCCAACAATTGCCAAAACCAACGCGACAACTGCTTCTGAATTTCTTATGTCAAGAACTGTGCCCTCCTTGATGTCAATATATTCTTGTTGCTGTAAAACAAAATCCAAATATTGCTCTTTTGTTATGCTAAGGCTCTCGACTAGTTGGTGCTCGTAGGGAAGAAGTCTGCGATGATTATTGCCCATCATTCCGCCCAGTAATACTTACCTTTTGTTACTTTAGCAAAGGGCAGTGAAACAACACTTTTACCTGGGCCAAGTAAAAGACAATTTTCGCTGTCAATAATTACAGCCATAGCCAATAAAGCACTTGGCGATGGGAGGTAGAAAACAGCCCCAGGACGCGGCTCTGTAATACGGCTTGCATTTTTCCATAGCCACTTGACAATTTGCTTATTACTAATTTCTTCTGGTTGGCATTGTTCGTACACCCAACCAAATTCTTCCATGAAGTCATGAAGGCCGAGTCTCTTTCGTACTTCCATGCAAAGCGCGAAACAATCGGTGAAGCCGCTGCCGTCTCCTGGCTTTTTTGCCCATTGATGCCGAAGACCAATGAGATCGTTAAAGGAAGGCGATGGGAAAGAAGTCATTGCAAGAATAAATCGGCATTGAGCGGAAGGATGCCCACTAAATTGCGAGACAAAGAACGCGCAGGAAAACTAGCACCCACACTGTCCATTGCGCTTCTAAATCTAAGTTCAATTGTCGTCTCGGAAAAAGCTGCCCCGAGACCAAGAAAACGTTCGGCATAGCTTTTGATGACTGCATTTTGTGCATTTAACCATGCAGTGGTAAGTGTCAAGCGGCTAAGCCTGTTTCCATTTCCTTGCTCAACAAGTCGAATCGCCACTTCGGTGTTTGGGAACAATACTTGCACTAAAGCATTGTCGCCGTTCAGGCTAGAAGTGGTGCCTTCTGCCCGAAACGGCACGAAAGCATATAGTTCACCATTCCATCGCACTTGCTCGTTTACGAAGTAATTCTGATAGCGATGAATGACAGAGCCAGGCTCGCGACCAACAACAATGGTATCAGTGGTATTGAGGTCGGCAAGATTTTTGGCAGCAGCCGCGCTTGTAAAGGCAATAAGCTCAAAATACTGAACAATGCGAATATTGCTCATCTCTACACCAAGTCTGCAATTAGCTTAATTCCTACGCTGCTGATATTTCGATAGACGGCGTCAATAGAAGGCGCTTCAGCGTAAAACCAAAGCGTTTGAGCAGGGGCTTTCACAAGGCCAATAGTGGCCGTGCTTAAACCAGCAAACACTTCATCGGGCACGGTGAAGCCAATCGTTTGTCCCTGTTGCGTGTTGTAATGATTGATGATTGCCTGCACTGTGCTTTCTGGCACGTTTTCGTAATCAAGCTCGAGACTAAAGCCGAAGGGACGATTGCCAAAGCTGCGTCGTACAGTCTTGCCTGACAGAGCGCGATAAATCTTCGTGGGATATTCTCCCATGGTCAAGCGCCTGTTGGTCGGTTTAAGCGATGGGAAGACGGCCATGATTAACGAAGACCAACGCGACGGCGAGACGATGGGGAATTAGCAAGCTTGTCAAGGGCAATTGTTGCCCCGCGAGTGGCGCCTTCCCTTACTGATATTTTACGCGTTTCAGCCATGGCAGCTTCCAACTGAGCCCTGTCAACGTATTCCACGCCATTGATAGTGGTGCTTTGGAAGCTCATGGAAAGCATGGGCATCGCACTCATACTGCCAGCGCCGCCCTCCATTTTGTCGCGAATGGAACTGTCTTGAAGCTGCACTGGAATGGAACGGCCATCGGGGAGAGGAACAATGGCTTCGTTGTATTTGCCTTCGCCTACGAGGCCAAGCGTGGGGCCAGTGACCATGCCGCCGTTGGCAAATGGCGTAACAGGGAACGGTTCCCATCCACCGGCAGCGATGCCTCCATTGGCTCCTGCATACAAACCAACTAGCGGATTAGCGAACCCACCTTCAAGTTTGGAACCCGGCAGTCCTCCAGCAGCCGTTCCAGTGTTTCCTCCCCCCATAGCACCACCAAGTCCAGCGAAAATACGAGCAATGCCAATGGCTATGTAAGTAGCAATCATTTGTTGTGCCGCCTGAATCAATGCTTGCCCGACGCTGCTAAGAAAATTAGCAAACACTTCTTCTGCCGATGCCGTGCCATCAACCAAACTTGCAACGCCAGTGGTCATGGCGGTGCCAAACGCATCACCAATAGCAAGAATGGACGATTTAATGGCACCATTGCGTGTTTCAAGGAGTGTTAGTTGATTTTGCAGCTCAGCAAAACGAGTGGCATCCTCCCTGGATGCGCCGCGAGATAAGGCTTCCTCAAACTTAGCGCCAGCATCTCCAATAAAGCCTCCGGCTAAGCCTGTTCCTCCTAGTGGAGTGGCACGAGTGATAGAACCACGCAGCTCAACCTCTGCTGCCTGCTGTGCAAGGCGCAGTTGCTCTCGCAACAGCGGCAAGTATTCTTCCGTTGCAGTGGTTAGGTTTTTAATTTTGCGCTCATTGCTTGCAATGATATTGCTATAAGAAAAGATAGAGGCTGCCGCTTGTTCTGTTGTAATTTTTTTATCTTTAAGTGCTTGATTTACCTCTTTAACTTTTCCTTCGTATTCGGTAATTTCTTTTCTAGCCTGTTCAATACCAAGGGCACTTTGCTTCCTTACTCTAGAAATTGCAATTTCAGCGTCCAAAGCTTCACCGGACAATCCGCCAACAATCAAGTTGATACGATCTTGCAGCAAATTGTTTTCTAACTTTTGCTGCTCCACTGGGGCTATAGATGCAACATATTCGCGAATGAGAATGTTGATTTCTTTTTGCGCTTGTTCATTGGCGTGCAAAATGGAAACAGCTTCTCGCTGCTTTACGTTGATTGCTTCTTGTGCCGCGAGATCAGCGGAGTAATCCTGTTTTGCCTCTTTTCTTATGCGAGAGGCGGGCAGCTTGCCACTTGGTTGCTGCAAGTGCCCCACTTGATATATTTCCCCCCGAGGCCCCTTTACATTCGCCGTGTAGCCAAGACCGCCTTGCATGCCAGCGCTTTGAAGGCTATAGCCAGGCGCAAGATTTAAAGGGGTATTTTTCGGGCCAGCAAGATCAATGCCGCGATGGAAAGTGCTCGCACCCGGAATGCCAGTATTCCGAGGGCCGTAGCCACTGGTCATTGTCAATTGTCTTCTTACTTCAGCACTGAAAAGTGCTCTTGCCTCCGCCTCTGTCATCCTGCTCCCATCAGCCCTTCTTACGTCAAAATGAGGACCGCTGGAAATACCAGTGCTGCCTTGCAATAATCCGGTGGCGCCAGTAGCACCCCCTCCTAAAGTGCTTCCTGCTGCATAAGCCGCACTTTCTGCATCAATTGCAGCTTTTCGCGATGCGGATTGAGCCCTAAAGACTGCCTCAACTCTTCTCAGTTCGATAGCTTGCAAATCACGCTGGAATTTAATTTCGCGTTTCATGTACTCATTTTGGCCTGCGTCCATATAATCAAATTTCTTGTCTTGCAATGTTTTCCATTGCTCAAAGTACATCGAATCAAGCTCAATAGCCTCTTGGGCATTAAGCTTCATTAAGTCGGCTTCATATTTGCGACGATCGTCTGCAAGCTTGCGAGCATCTTCAGCGGCCCTCGCCGCCGCTGTGTCATCTCCCGTCGCAAGATCAACTTTTTGTCGATCGGCTAACTTGCGCCTATTACGTTCTGCTTCTTGGATGTATTTATTTTCTTTAGACGAAGCTTTTTCAAAGGAAGCAATATTGCTGTCAATAAGTCCACCAACTGAATCCAAAGTCGTCTTGAGAACTTTATAGCCGCTATTGTTTTTTGTTAATTGCGATTGCTGAATGAGTCCCAATTCGACAAGTTTGTTGCCCAACGCCGTGGACAACTGCAAGCTGTCATTAATAACATCACGGTCACTAGTAACAATTACAGAGTTGCCTGTTTTAATATCTCCCAATTCTTCAATTTGCTGTTTTAACTGTTTAAAAGTATTTGCGCGAGCTTTAATATTGCCCAGTTGCTCCTTAGTCCCAAGAACATCGCCAAATTTAGCGGAAATACGAGCTGCTTCTTCCATTCCCTTTGCGTCACCACCAATTGCCGCCATTTGCGAACGCACTTCAACAATCTTGCCAATCAAAGCACCAAGTGCTACAAGCGCCACGCCAATGACCGTTCGAGCCATAACAATATTGAGCGTGTTTCCAAACTGCGTGGTTGCCGCTGCCGCCTGTATAGCAGCCAGTCGATACGCAAGCGTTGACGTAGAAAGTGAATTTGTAAGACCAATTGCGGCGGTTGATTGGACGCCAAATTGAATCAAAGACGCAATGGTTGTAATTAGCGCTTGTCCACCAAGCAACTTAAATGCTCCGCTAAGCAAAAGAACAGAGGCATAGCCTGCTGCTAATTGACCTACGATTGGAAGTCCAAGCAGTTGCGTGAATTGTAAAGTTACAAATCCAAGAACTCTTCCTGTTTCTAGCAACGAAGTCCCCACGAGCCCAATATTGTTTCTAATACCCTCCAGCGTTGGAGCCATATTGCGAAGCATGGCTGCAAAATTTTCTGCTTCTTCAGTGGCTGGCTTACTGCCGGTAGTGTAAGCTTTTACGCCATCGGCAATATTTCTCAAGCCTTGCGAAACAGGGATAATTAAATCATTGGCAAATGCTACGGCAAGAGGTTCAAAGCTTTCGTAAAAAAGCTTTGTTGAGTTTTGCATGCGATTCATAACACCCTGATAGGTGCGAGCAGCGCCTTCGGCTCCCGGACCGAATTCTTTATTCAGGTCGAAGCTAACGTTTTTCAGCAGCTTACGCATGCTGTCACCCTTAAATGCTCCGTCCTCCAATGCTTTAGAGAATTTTTCGATTGCTTGTGGGCCCTCGAACCCGGCTGCCTTTGCGAAAATACCAAGAGCGCCTGGAAGCACGTCGCCAAGCTGTCCCTTCAGTTCTTCGCTCATTACTTGGCCTTTGCTGGCCATCTGAGCAAAAGCGTACATCACGCGGTCAACTTTGTCGCTACTCATGCCAAAAGTAGCAGCGGCTTTACTGATTCCAAGGAACAGATTTCTAATTTCGTCCCCCTTGAAACCCGCAGGCTCCATTGATGCGTAAAGTCTTGTAAAGCCTGCCCGAGCCGATTCCAGCGGAACATTGTATTTGTCTACAACGTTCATAATAAATTCGTTGGATGCGCTCACTTCCTGAGCGGTTGGGGAAATTGCCTTCAACGTATTCCTAAAACTTTGCAACTCTCCAACCGCCTGCGCCACTTGAGCTGGAAAATCTTGAGCAAAGCCAAGAAGCTTATACGCTTGACCAAACAACAGCACTTGTTTCGTCGCAAATGCAAATTCGCTACCAATCTCACGAATCATTCCAGACCCAGGAAGTCCAGTCGTGGACATCGCTTTGTTAAATTCTCGGCCAAATCCTCCGAAGCCCCCAAAGCCTCCACCGCCGCCGCCAGGAGGAACTGGAGGGGGTCCGCCAGGGCCTTTTCCGCCTCCGCTGCCGCCTCCCGCCGATATTTGACTGGCCCTTTGTGAAAAACCCAAAAAAGTGCCTGGCGTTCCACTAGGGGGAAATGGTTGCGATGCAGCCCGTGAAAATTCAAGAAAACTACCTGACGCCGCAGGATATTGCTGTCCACGCAGGCGAGACACCATCCTCGGGTCGTATCCACCCTGCTCATTTGCAGCCCATGGCTGCCTAGAACCATGAGGCAATGGACCAATGGGAGAAGTGTAGGCGCGAGAGCCAACAAGCTGTTGACGAAGGTTACCCGCCGACGCTCCTCCCATGCCGCTTAAATCTTGTACCTTGGCGAACTCAAATCGCATTAAGGCGACAATTTTTCTAATTTCAGAAACTGCTTTACCTTTGAAATCCCTCAATCCCTCAAGGAATCCATCTTCCAAGCCTTCAGCACTAAATTGACCAAGTTGTTTGAATACCCTAGAGGGCGACGCAATGCCTGCCGCGTCTTTGAAAGAATCAATGACAAATTTTGCGCCTTTGCGTCCGCTTTCTTTGAGCCCTTCAAGACCTTTGGCCATCCCGCGTGCAATATCTTGCGTGATTCCGGGAATGCCACTAATAATTGATTTCTTTAATTCATCGACAGTGCGTCCTCCCACTTCTGCCATGGGAACTTCAGCTTTGGCCATGCCCTGGTAAAGCGCTTCCAACGCGGGCTTGGTCGCCCTGTTTACCATCGCTTGAAACTTAGACGCATCGACAGTGTTTACTCCACCACTGGCAGCGCGACCAGCCGCGCCCTGGACTTGCTGGCCAGCTCTTCCCAAGTCTGCAAGAGCTGTTGCTAAAATTTTTGCATTTTCAATTTCAGCTTTAATATTTGTTTCAACATTTAGCCTATAAGTTCGCTTTCTAATATTTGCACCAAGAAGGTTGAGTTCTTGTTGTGCTGCAGTGCGATCAAATCCAATTACGATGCCACTAGCTTCCTGTCCAAGCGTTGCTAGTTGAGCCCTAAAAGTGGACAGATCAAGACCTACCTTTAGCAGGAGTTGTGCGTCTTGAGCCGCCATTTTACGTCAACATTCCTAGTTTCTTAATTCTATAGTCACTCATCCTTATTTCGCCCAGCAAAAGCCTTCAATTCATCGGCCAATAATGCTATCACTCTCCCATCCATCCGTCGCGTCTTCATTAGACGCTGCATAACAATCAATGTCGCATCGGTAATGCCATCTTCTTTCTTGATGGCTTTGGTGTCAAAGGGAAGGAAGTGCTCCGCCTTGACAGTGCTCTTCTTGCCCGCCATCATGCCTGCCACCATTGTCCCAAGCTTGGCAATGGCAACACTCTCTATGTTGTACTTCGCAACGTCATGCTTTTCAAGATATTTAAGCGCCGCCTTTACGTCGCGAATGGGTTGCCTGCCAAATTGATCCGCATGCCACCTATCGTCCTTGTAATCAGACGCCGAAAGCCGGAAATAAATGTCGTTCCAATTCGTTAGGGCTTTCAGGAACTTCCTAGCCTGATCTTCTAACTGTTCTGCGACAGACCCTGCGGCTTGCTCCTCGCTTTTTTTGCTGCATTAGCGGCCTCCTTGGCTTCCGCGTCCTGCTCAGCAGCAATGAATTCCACCACCTTGGCAATAGCAGCACGAGGCAGTCCTTTGGTGTCGTCGAGTTCCCAGTCGCTCAGATCAGTCCACTCGCCGTCGATCATGCCCTGTCCCCGTGAGCGCACAAAAGCCGTCACCATGCGAGCATTGGTGGCCTCAACGGACGTGCCGCTGGTAATCATGGCCATGGTTTCATCAGTGAAGTCAGAGAGTAGTTCTGCTTCGGTGATGGAACTGCCGCCCTGCAGCAAAGCAAAGGCTTCGTCGAGAGGGATGTCCTTCGTGGTGGCAATGCGCTTGGCCAGTTGCACAGCACGAATAGTGGCCTGGCTTTGAAGCTTGCTAATTTCTTCCTGCTCAATGGCTTCAGCCACAAGCCAGCCATTGTATTTCTTCAGGCGAATCTCAGGCGTCAGTTGGAAATAATCTTCAGCCTTGGTCTGCAGAAGGAAGCTGTACTTGCTCATGATCTAAAATGTTCAACAGGGCATTAAATACCTTCACTCGTTCATGGCTTGAGCGAAATTCCTTAGGGATTTCCACCAAAAACGAATGATTGTCGTCTGCAATTCTAATGGTCGATTCTCTGCAGGAAATCAGACAGAGCACGCCCGCCTGTAAGGCCATCCCCTCTATCTCATTGTTAATCGCATGGACAGTGGAATCTAAGCTATGGAGATAGTCGAGAATCATTTGGTTCCCATGGCGGCTTTTATCTTGGCAAGCAACTTTTTCTTAATTTCACTTGCTTCAAACTCTGCTGGCACGGACAATTCCTCAGTCCATTTGCGAGGTTCTGCGTTGGTGCCGAGACCCTCGTGTACATAGTAGGCATAGTAATCACCTTTTTCATTAGTGGCGTCCCAACGCCAATTCGCTTCCGCTATGTCTGGTGAAGCGTCAAATTTGTAACTCTCTTTTCCGCTTTTGTACAAATCTCCATAATCATAAATATCACGCGGACTTCCAGCATCCCTGATGAAGGGCGACGGGCCGCGTCTTTTAGTTGTCACTTCTTCTCCTTCCTTGTTATAGGGCCATTTGGGAGTTGTAAATTGTTCCGTCCAATAATCTTGATTAATATCGCTCGCGGTCCATTGCTCAAATGCATCAACAAGCTTTGCTACTAATTTTTCGGCATTGGCAACGGTGCCTCCAATGATAGTTGCGCTCATGCTGCTAAGGGACGAAGGATGAGGTCGGGAACGACAAAACGGCAACGCTCGTAAGCCACGTCATCTCCAGGGAAATACCGAGGCGTGGCATCAGGAAATCTTCGCACCATTCTGTCCATGGCCAAAGCAAGCGTGTCGGAAGCAGGTGTATATTGCATCAAAATCACTTCCCAAAGTTGATTCACTTTTACAGTGCCTCCCAGCGGAGAACCAGGCCGCAAATCAGGAAACTGACGCATGGTCACTTCCAGCCCCTTCACTTTCCATTCCGCAGGCACGCCTTGTTGTCCCACTACATACACTGCAGGAACTTCCGTGCCATCAGGCAAGATGTATTCGCCAATCAAGTCGGGACTAGCCGAAAGCAGAGTGACAATAGTATCGCGAAACTGCGTGATGTTCACAATGAAAAAGCCTGCCGTATAGGCAGGCTAGCAAAGAAACAATGGAGAAAGAATGATCAGGAGTTAGGAGCGGTCGGGATGATGCTGCCAGTCTCTTCGGCGTTCTGGTGGATGCCAATACGACCACGGCTGATCAAATCGAACGTAACTTCAACGAGGTTATCAGCAGGATAGCTCTCGTTGTAGTTCATCACGCGACCAACATAAGCCACGCGATCATAGTAGTAGGTGGTGCCAGAAGCGCCAAGTTGCTTGTTGATTTCAACGTAGACTTCCGAATTCTTGTCATAGCGCGAAGCGCTGATCACCTGGAAAGCTTCGTCGAAACTGTCAGGCAGGAACACGGTGCCGTCCACGTCCTTCTGGAAGTAGGAGGTGACAGAAGCAGTGGCCTGAGAGGTGACGATAACGCTGTCAGAGAAGCCGCCGCCGCCAAGCAGGTAGAATTCCGTGTTGCCATCGTTAAAGGCCACGGAAGCCGTTGTAGCGGCCTGCAGCGTGTAAAGAGTGGGAGCGCCGCTAACGGTGAAGGTGGCGCCACTCTGAGTAATCACAGGACGAACAACGCCTGCAATCGAGCCAACACGCACAATAACGTCTTGGCTCTTAACCAGTTCAGTCGGGTGGTAGAGCATGAGAAGATCCTCAATGGGAAAGAAAGTGGTTAAGCGTCAGACGTTCTGTACGCTTCCTTTACCAACCAGTCTAAAAATGCCTCTGATTGGCGTGCCAAGAAATTGCCAATAATGCTCGGCAATTTGTTCGTTCGGCAACAGCTCGAACCGACCTTCTCTACCATTGATCGTTGCTGCAGCGGAGCTTCCAGGCGTGATTCCAGAAAGCGTGAGAGGGCTAGTCAATTTGCCCTCCATGTACACTGCAGTGGCATCAGCCCCAAGCAAATAGTCAAACCGAGGATTGTTCTTTTGCTTCAACGAGGCGTAGTAAGTGATGCCAGTGGCCGTAGCCACATAATTGCCAGTGGTTGCATCTTGTGCATATCCAGAAGCCACTTGCCAGACCAAAGTGGCATTAGCGAGTGGCGACAGGACATTGCTCATACGACGAAACCAACTGTGGTAGATCCAGCGACGGTATCAAGCATGCGCTTGAACTCTTGTCCGTATTGCGTGGCATCGAGGCCATTGCCATACACTTTGCCCTCTGTGGCACCAATTTGAATGCCCATTTGTGCAAGCTGAATGGCAATAATGTGAGCTGCTAGATGCTTGACGGCCCGGTCAGTTTGACTGCCAAACACATCATTAGTAGCGTCTGCTGCAGCTTCATCAAGAGCCCCGTTCACAATTCCCGATGGGTGGGGAGTGAATTCAGGAAAGCGATCAAGAAAACTTGCGTAGGTGACGGCCATGATCAGACCTTCCCAGCTTTAATGTTTTCCAGGCGCTTGTTAATGGCATTACGAATGCGCACCCTGCCCTCTTTTCCTTTCCATTGCAGAAGTTGATCTTCGTCGTGCATGATCTCAAGCAGACGGAAGGCTTCGTTCAATGGCAGTTGAATGAGAGTGTTGACACTGGTGGGCACTTCCTGAACGGTGGCCTGTTCCTTCACCTCTTCAATGGCTCCAAGGGCCATAAGGCGCTTGACGGTGCCATTCTTGCGGGCAATATCCCACTTGGTTTCAGGAACATCAGTGTTGACGCCAGGACTGAGCTGGATCATGCCAGCATCAGTGATAATGCCAAACCCTCCCTCACGCGGCGGGTTTTCAAGTTCAGGGCGATAAGCAATCAACATTTGTGTTCAAAAGAACTGTTCATTAGCTTAACGCCCATCACTTGCCTATCCTCAGGGAGCCTGCAGATACAGGACGCTCTTCGGATAGTAGAGGGCCACGCCACCAACGCGAGCATGAGCAGGAACGATGAATTCCAGACCACGCTGCTGAGGCGGGAACAGCTCAAGCGGTTGCGGAATGTGCAGTTGCACTTTCTGCGGATCGCGCTTGTAGAACACCATGCGGTTCTTCGACAGGGTGCTCTTGTCCGCGTCGAGCTGGTTGATGGGCTCGATGTTGCGGATGTAGGGGTTGGTGCGCAGGAAGTATTCCATCACGGTCACGTCCGAAGAATCGGAATTGCGACGGGTGGAGATGGTGTTGTAATCTTCCCAAGCCATGAGGATGGTGTCGGGCTGCTCCTTCATGTTGGAACCGTTGATGATGGCAGTCACGCCATAGTTCAGCAGATCCAGCATGTCCTGAGCAGTGGTGCCACTATCAGTGAACCACTTATCAGCAGCCACCACGTCAACAGTGGCATTATTGAAGAAGCCTTGGAGGCCAACGGAAGATTCGCCAAACATGGCAACGTCTTCCACCTTCTCTTCATAAGCACGACGAACGGCAGTGGCGCGGCGTTGCTCAAGAGCGATGTTTGCCATTTGAGCGGCACGCAGCTCTTGAACGGTGTAACCGAACGAACCACCAAACGAGCGAATGTTGATGCTCTTCTCGACTTGGCTGATATCGGCACGGGGCAGATCGTCAGCAGCGTCAGCGATGAGCTTGAATTCGCCAGTCGCGTCCATCACGCGATAGGTGAAGGTTTGAGCGCCAGGACCAGCTTCGCTAGTAACAGGCAGAATGGTGGGGTATTTGATGTCGGCATAAGCCACTTCAAACACTTGAGGGCGGATGTACTCAAGCTGACGCTCGAGAAACAGACCCGCTTCATCCATACGGAAATCAGACATTGGAGGGCCTCCTATCAGGTGTCAGCGGTGAGGGTGAACGAAGGACCGTTCAGCTCAACGATCGCCAGGCCAGAACCAGTGACGGAGGTGAGATAACGGGCATTCGACAAAATCGCGCTCTTGTTAGCAATGGCATCGCCAGTAAACTGACCAGCGTACTTAACGCCAGTAGCAGTGTGGATGACGCGTACGGCAGTGGCAGGAGTGCAATCGCCATGAACATACACGGCAACGGCACCTTCATTGGCCACGTTGAGCACTTGCTCGTCCTTCACGCCAGGGCGGCTGTTGGAGTCTTGAGCAGTTTCGTCAACATAGGTGAGCACATTCAGGCCCACGACGGTTTCGCCAGTGCCGCCAATGGTCTTAGCGGAGTTGGCGACAGTGCCGCCAGAGTTGTACACCACAACGTTGCCGAAAGCCAGAACGGCATTGGTTTCGTTGATGTAGGTGCCAATAGTGTTGTCACGGATGTCGGAAAGTTGACCTTCCAGCAGTGCGGTCAGCTCAAGCGCATAGCTTTGCTGCACGCCACCTGCCGTCCCGGAACTCACCGAAGAAAAAACGACGGCCATAATCAGCGCTCCTTAGTAACGGAGAGGGGAGTTTTCCAAGCATTCTGCAAATTGTCCATGTAGGACGCAGGAGCAGAAACAGGAGTGGCAATGGATGCCACAGCTTTGCGCAGTTCGTCAGTCGATGCCGAGTCGCTGCGAGGAGCGGCTTCAGCCAGAGTGTCGAACATTGCTTGAACGTAATCGTCGGAACGCTCCGACAGATCAGCGTCGCCACGAACAGCTTTGATCGAGGCTTCCATGATCTCACGGGCGCTCTTGCCAGCAAAATCAAACTCGCTATCCAGATTGGTGCGAGCTTTGTCGATGAGGGCAACGCGCTCTTCAACAAGCGAATCAATGTTCACTTGACCAGCAACAGCCAGGTCGGCCTTGGCGGCTTCTAGCTCTTGCTCGAGGGCATCAGCGCGACCTTCAGCAGCATCGCACTTGCCTTGCATCTCTTTCTTCATGGCATCCATTTCTTCCTTCATTTTGGAAGCGTTGGACATCATTTCATCGTATTTCTTCTTCATGTCCTCGTAGGACATTTTGGCGTCATCGCGTTCTTTAGTGATCGCCAGAGCAACGCTCTCGCTCACTTCAAACTCGGCGCCATCGAAGTTGACTTTAGCAGTCATAGATGGTTCCTCTTTTGTAAGGAGTAATTGTGGGTCAGCGGCATCCAGGCGATCCAGATGCAGCTTCACTTGTGGGCCAGCTCTGCCCCGACGAACCACGGCAATGTGATTACCACTAATGGCGCGTTGAATGCCATCGTAGTTTTCACCATCGTTCGTCACACCAGGAGTGGAATCGTATTCCACTCGGTAACCAGCGCTAACTTCCTTCGCATCCCCTTTCATGATTTTTTCAATGGCATCTTTGTCAGTGATTGTCATGACGGCACGGACGAATCCATTGTCATAAACCACTTCAGTGCCAGAAAAACCCACTTGATAGTCCTTTGTATTGGCGCTATCGAGGAGAATTGGAGGATGTTCAAGCGTGATGGCCTTGCCCGCAAATGAAGCGAGGCTTTCAGGAGACGCCACTTCTTCTTCGGGACGATATTCGCGCCTAACACTGCCGTCCGCATCGGAGTACATTTGCACTCCAGTGCGAGCGATAGTCGCCCAAGCACGAAGATAACCCTCGGGGGTCACTTCATACTTTTCTATGGGCGCGACATCGTAGCGGAAAGAAGTTTCGCTCATGTATTAAAACTAACGAAATAAATGTATTAAACTATGGTTCTTGTTCCACAGGTGAAACACGGTGCGTCATTTCTTGAATAGCTCGGTCAATGCTCTGCGCATGCCACACTGGCAGCGCAAACTGGTCGTGGCGCAACGCATGAAAGACGCTCGTCTCAACAGCGGCCTGTCACAGCGCGATGTGGCTCGCGAATTGCATATTGGCGCAGCCACTTACTGCCGCATGGAACGCGGAGAGAGCGAGCCATCTGCAGTGCAAATTACCACTCTCAGCGGGCTTTATGGCCTTTCAGTGCTTTGGCTATTGGGCATGCCCAACTTTGTTGTCAATGCAGCTCAATCTTCATCATCGTCGTCGCCCTGAAGCCCTTCAAGCTGATTTTCAATGCCTTCCATTACATAGCTTTTAGCAATAGCTTCGGCTTCAAAAACCAGCATTTTCACTGGCTCAAAATATTCATGAGGTTTGTCATAGGCATTGCGCACAAAGATGTGGGTTTCATCAAGGCGCCCATTCTTGAAATGCTGCTCTTCGACTAGCCGCCAGTTGGAAGTGTCGCGATGCTCGTGCGCAGAAAGAATGCACAAAGCTTTCATCACGCCAATGCCGTCTTCTTCTTCTTCGATAACGCGGACGTATTCGCTCACGATTGGTTCTTGCGGCTTTCCACCATCTTAATGATTCGATTGG